TTTGGAGTAGATCGTCCTGAAAATATGAATGATATAGATTCACATAATGTTATTTATGGATTAGGAGATGAGGATAAGGTGGCAGATCATCCCCGCTTCTTTAACTGGGGGATAAAACGTGCTACGGACCATGGGGCTGAAGCTGTAATTCATGTAGAGGACTATAAAAAGTTCTCAGTTGCAGATTTGGCCTTCCAGCTTAATACACTTATTGATCCAAATGATAAAACTGAATTTGTAGAAGATGAAGCAGTTAAGATAACCTCAGTTAGTTTCTTAAAAGAAGTGGGTCAACTCGATGAAGCAAAAAGTAAAGAACAGGCAATTATTGATCTTAAACAAAGGAATATAGATCAGGGGGGTAAAAATGGCTAGATTATGGAGTAGTGGCGCTGAACTTAATACTAATAGCAGTTCTATTGAAGTAAATGGATTTACAACTGGCGCACCAGAAACTGCAATTACCACAAGTAAAGTTAGATCTGGTAACTATGCTTATAGATCGACACCAACCGGTAGTTCATCAGCTGTCTACCAAAACGTATATCTTTCTGCGGTAACTCAAGGTGTTTATTACTACAGATGGTACTTTTATATTGTTACTCTTCCCGCTTCGACTCAAACGATTTTGTCAGTAGGAAGGTTTAATGGTGGATACGAACGGGATATGTCATTTCGGATCACCAGTGCAGGATTACTACAACTATACAACTCCGAAGACGCAGCACAAGTAGGTAGTGATTCGTCTGCATTATCTACTGCAACGTGGTACAGACTCGAAATGCAGGTTGACACTACAACACTTGCAACTACTGCGGTCGATGCAAGGATTGATGGTGTTTCATTTGCTTCGGGTACAGTTAATCTAGCCAATGCTCAAGATCGTTTTGAGTGGGGTGCTTCTAGTGCTGTAGCCGCTGATTATGTGTTTGATGATATGGCAGTAAACAACACATCGGGCTCTTTCCAAAACTCCTGGCCTGGAGAGGGTAAAATCATTCATCTCAAGCCAAACGCAGCAGGAGATAATTCAGCTTGGACGAATGACTATCTCAATGTAGACGAAGTAACACCTGACAATGCAACTACCCTCGTCTCCTCAAATACTCTTGATCAGATAGACGATCATGATATCGAAGCACCTATATCGCTCGCTCCGAGCGATACGATCAATGTAGTTCAGGTAGGTGTACGCTTTAATGGTGTAGGTGCCTCAGCCAACGCCTCATTTGTCCTTAGGATCAAAGCCTCGGTAGGTGGGACGGTTGAGGAGTCTAGTGCAATCACACCTTCAAATGCGACGTGGGTCACAAATGCAGCCGCAACACCTCGTAATTATTCCCTCACTCTCTACGACCTTCCCGGAGCCTCTACAACTGCCTGGACGAAAGCAGATTTAGATACGGCACAGATTGGCTATCGACTCAGTGCAACAAGTACAAACGCAGCCCAAGTATCCACTCTCTGGCTTCTTGTTGATTATACGTCAGCAGGAACCGCAGTCAGAGCATCAAGTAGTAATAGCGCTAGTACAGGTACTGCAATTTCTGTCACAGCCCCAACAGGAACAACAACAGGGGATCTTGTTGTTATTTCTGTTCATGGAAACGGTCAAACGACAATTGTTGATAATAATGGAGCGACACCCTTTACAGCGGATATATCAGACTACGCCCCAAATACAACAAGTGGTCATACAGTATCTATCTACTCCCGCCGTATTATAGGCGGTGATCCCGCTACCTATAATTTTACTCTTGGAACAACCAATAGATGGTCAATAGATGCTGTAACATTTTCAGATCCAGATACAGTTACTATTTATGATGTTGCGCCAAGTACGGGAAATGCTGCCAATAGGGATGATTCGTCAGCAGCCACTATTAATGCCCCAACAATAACAACAACAACAAGTGATGCTATTCATGTAGTTTGTGGTTACTCAGATGATGGAGGTGGTGGAGCTATGACACCACCATCTGAATATGCAGGTCAAGGCGCACCAGTTAATGAACCTCAAACAGTTTCAACAAAAACAATAGCCTCAGCCTCGGCCACAGGAGCGCAAACAGTAACAGCAACAACTAGTTCGCCTATGATCGCCTTATCATTTGCAGTTAAAAACAAAACTGCTACCGCTCCCGCTACCGCAAAGGCTTCAACAATGTTAATGATGGGAATTTGAAGTGATCACTTCTTGGTGTGGGATAGTTGACCCAAGATCGTAAGTGCGGTAATAACTAGTTACATAGCTACACCTGAAAAGCAGGCAGGCGCTCAGAAATGGGCGCTTTTTTTATACCTAAATAATGGCAACAAACACACAAGGCACAGTATTAAATGTTCTTCAAATAATATCCGATTTGCGTGGTGAGTCTTCTGTAAACTCTAATTCTGATCGTATTAGGGCAGTATCAAGGGCAAATAGAGACTTTGCTTTAAGAAGGTTCTGGAGAACACACTATCTTAAAGATCAAACCATATCATCCTCAGGTACAGGTGATGAAACCATAGGATCAACACTCTATCCAATGCGAATGAAGGGACTATCTGAAGTATTTATAGGTGGAACAACAGAGGATAAACGATATCCAGTTGTTGATTTCAATGCCTATAAATTACTAGTAAATGGAAACTCAGCAGAGCGTATTTGCTACGAATGGTATGACAAGACGAATGATTTTTGGAAAGTTCATATTAATCCTACACCTACTGCTGCACAGACTATCTACTACTCGTATTTCTGGGAACCGCCAACACTTACTTTAACAACCGATATTGTAGTTTGTCCTGCACTCAAAGTTATAGCCCTCATCGCACTTGGTGATATTTACCTCGGTGAGGATGAAACACAGAAAGCACTTCTTTCAAAACAAGATGCAGAACAAATCATATCTGAACTCGAAGGAATAGAATCTGCACCTGCGGAAAATCAAACCTATCAAATGCAATCTGCTGAAAACTTACCAAGATTTAGAGGAATAGGAACGTATTAATGCATGAGTCGCAATTATTCTGTAAATTTTAAAGAAGAGAAACCATCTATCACTCGAATGGAGAAGTGGAACCGTGGACACAATACTCTTGTATCAAACACTCAAATTAGACCAGATGAATTATCCAATACACAAGATATTCAACTTGTTGAAGATGGAAAGATTCAATGCCCAAGAGATGGACAGTCATATTATGGGGGAACAACAGGATCAAGAGTTACTGGACTATTTCCTTATTATAAATCAGACGGAACACATAAACTTCTAAGGACATCAGCTACAACGTTACAGGTATATAACACGGGGACTTCTGCTTGGGATAATGTATCTGGTTTTACCTATACCACCACTTTAAATACTGAAGCGGTTATGGCATATGACCGTTTATATTTGTGTAATGGAACTGATCCCCTCACTTATTACGATGGGACTAGTATAACGAGTTTTACAGCCATTTCTGCGCCTTCTGCGCCAACTCCTACACGTACTGGAACTACTGGTAGTTATACCTTTTCATATAAGATTAGCGCAGTTACATTAGTAGGTGAAACAACAGGATCTGCGGCAGGTTCTTCTGATCTCAATCAATCGTCACTAGATGCAACCAATTACTTCACGGTTACATGGAGCGCAGTTACTTCAGCGGTTGGTTACAACGTATATGGAAGAAAGGATGGTAAATGGTTTTTTCTTAAGTACTTAGAGGGAAATGCTTCAACAACATACATAGATAAAAATCAGGATACGCCTTCTGAAAACATTAGACCGCCAGAGGGCAATTCTACTGCTGGTCCTAAAGGAAAATATATTGCTCAATATAAAGATTCATTATTTATATTCGGTGATCCGCTCAATCCTTCACGACTCTATTATTCAGGTGGTGGTGATAATATCCATAATTTTACTGTAGATGCAGGTGGTGGACTGATTGATGTAGCCAAGAATGATGGTCAAATTGGCACAAATATTATTGTCTTTAAAAACACTCTTCTCGTCTTCAAACAGGACTCTACTTATAGATTCTCATATACAACCGAAGGAATACCCACAATTGAACAAATCAATCCTTCAATAGGTGCGATAGCTCCAAGGTCAGTCATATCTGTTGAAAATGATGTATTCTTTATGAGTAGACGTGGTGTGTTTACGATGGGTAATGAAGCTGGATTTGCATTTGATGTACTTCGGACAAATGAACTATCTTCACGAGTGAGATCTATAGTTCAGACTATTGATCCTGCATATGTTCAGAATGTGTCAGCGATATATGCAACAGTTGCAAATAAGAATCTTGTTATTTTTTCATATACACCATCTGGATCCACGACCAATTCAAAAGCTATTGTATATGACCGTGAACGTCTTTCTTGGTATAAGTGGGGTAATATTCAAGCTAACTGCTGGGCACAGTATGTTGACTCATCAGGTAATGTAAGTGTTCTTTATGGCGATGATTCATCAGGCTATGTAAAAGAGATTCTGACAGGTTCGGATGATTTTGGTTCTGCTATTCGAGGATACTTTTCACTTAAGGCTGAAACATTTGGACAACTGGAACGAATAAAGAACTTTAAGAATATTCATATTATATTACGTAAACCTCAAGGTAATATTTCGCTCTCTTTAACTATTGATGGTGTAGGTACAGACTTTACTGCCAATATCGGCACAATCTCTCCTACAATTAATTTCAAACACTATATGTTTAAAAGTTTCCTTTTTAAGGATGTATATGGGACAGGTATATCAGAACAGGATTCACTCGTAGTACGTAGATTACGCAATCTTAACTTTCAAGGTAAATCTATACTCCTTAATTTTGATAGTAACTCAGCTTCTTCTTTTACACTACTTGGTGTGATTATGGAAGCAAAGATGAAATCTCAACATTTTTATGGAACAAGCGAAGTTGTGAACTGAGGGCTATCAGGGATATAGAGTGTCCAGTGGTTCACTCATAAGAAATAACTTGACCTAATCTCTACTATACTATACAAACTAAATATCTAAATAGGTATTCTTGTTAAACAACAAGCAGCCACTTCCTTTGGGAGGTGGTTTTTTTATACCTAAATTAGGGTAAAAAATTACAAGATGAAGAAAGTCAAAGTAAAATGCCACTAACACAACAAGGACAATGGAATATCGGAGGGTTTAATCTTCCTGATTCAGGACTCAGTGAACTCTTCACAGGTAAAAATTCTTCTTGGTCAAACCCCAACGTAGTTCAAAAAGGAACATATTTAGCACCAACAAACTACGGCACACCAAACAACACAACAGGTCCTGAACAAGGTCCTGTATACTACGGACCTCAGAACACATTAGGATTAATGGATTCTCCAAGAGGTGGTAGAAGATCAAATCTTCAACAGCAACAGCAAAATGACAATAATCAAACACAGTCTTGGGAAGATGCAGCCAGATCACAATATGATGCTGATGTTTCAGCTGAAAACTCTTCTTTTGACTACAACAGAGATCAGCTTCTTTCACAACTTGGTTCACTTGGTGGTCAAAGAGATCTAGCTACCAAATCACTTGATGATCAATTAGGCGGAGTTAGATCAACTATTGGTAATCAGAAAACACTTGCTCAACAGAATACAGAATCTCAAATTGGAAGAGCTGGAGACACTGCACATAATGTACAAAAACAAAATAGAAATGTACTTCGTGCTTTAGGAATTCTGAACTCTTCAGCAGCAGGTGAACTACTTTCAAAACCTATGAATCAGTTTGACCAACAAAGAGGAGATTTAAATCTTCAATTACAAAATAGAAATGCAGAACTTGATAACTTCCTTAACGAAAGAATTACAGAACACCAGAATGCCTATCAAGGTGTAATTCAACAATTTAATGATTTAACTGGAAAGATTCAAACAGACTTACGTTTCAACGACAGACAACGCCTTGATGCGATCAGAGGCGCAAATGCAGCTCTTAAATCACGTATTACAGAGATTCAGAGTTCAGCACAACAATTTCAACAACAAGTGAATCTACAGAGACAACAGATTTCAAATGGTATGAACTCAATGCAGGAGTTTAACCCACTTGCTGATCTTGGACAGATTCAACAGACTGCACAAACAACAGGAACAGGACCTAATGCTTTAGGTTTAAATATCTATGATGAACAAAGAAAGAAACAAGAACAGCAATACGGGGGCGGCCTTCTTTCAGGACTAGCTTAACAAAAGGCCAAACAAAACTATGGCCAATTTACTTAGTGATTTATTAAACCCAATACAACAAGGATTCGGAAACCTAGGCGGTGCGCTTTCTTCATACCTTGTTCCAAAAGCTCCACCTCAACCACAACAGATGCAACAAGGACAGAAAGTATCACAGTATCCAGGCTATGTTCAACCAAAAGCTCCACCACCGGACATAGATATTCAAGCTCTTGGAAGATTTCTAAATAAGGCAGGAGGAAAACTGAAGGGTGCAGTATCTAGTATGATGCCACAGTCTCAACCACAATTATTATCGAATGTGTCTCCAGGATTTAGAAGTAACAATCCTACACAATCCCCCGAACCACAAGTTAAGTTCACTATGAATGATAGGTTGCCAACCAACACTCCACAACCACAAATTCAACAACCTACTATTCAACAGGCACAACAACTTCCACAAAATGAAAGTGATCCAGCCTTTAGATTTGCTTATGAAATGTTAGGAAGAGATCAAAATTATTCACAAGTAGTCGGAAAAAGAAAAGGATTTCAACCACAACAACCACCAAAGCAAATTGCAGACCTTCTGAGAAAATACTTTCCAAATGAAGCAACAACAGCTGCTGCAGTAGCAGCAACAGAAAACGCTTCCTTTGAACCTGCACGGGCTGATAACGTCAATACTTCAGGTAGTAGAGATAGAGGAATAATGCAGATAAATGAAGATACCTTTAACGGCCTCAAACAACGTCAAGGTGCACAGCTTAAAAAGTTAGGTATTAACTCTTTTGAAGATATGTATGATCCTGAAAAGAATATGGCAGTGGCAAAGATGATTCATGAAGGTAGTCAGCAAGCAAATCCAAAAACAGCTGGTTGGGGTGGTTGGTTTGGATGGCAAGATACAGGCTATGACATTAATAAAGGATATTTCTCAGCACCTCACAGAACAGACTATGAACTTAAAAAAAGAGGTAGGAAATGAACCCATTAAATATTCAAAGTCTCATTTCAAGGTATAAGGATATGCTTCAGCCTGCACAACAGACACTTTCTAATATAGGAAAACAAGTTGCATCCCTTCCTCAACAGTTTCAGGCAATGGGACAAATGGCTCAACAGAGACAACAACGCCCACAGGTATCTGCAATGCCAAATATGCCCCAATTTAAGCCTTCTACACCACAGTATCAGTCACGGTACTACCAGATGCTACAGCCACTAGCAAGCGTACAACAGAGAGTGATTGAACCAATACGTAATAATCTATCTCCTACTAACTACAATACACCTGTCGTAGGTAAAATTAGACAATTTAATCAAGGCCTAAATAATTTTATGCAGGATGGCGAGAGTGGCACGGAAAGAATGTTTAAATCATTTGATCAGATGTCTAGAGGTACAGTTGATTCAAATTATATCGGTGATGCATTAGCTATAGGACCAGGATCAATACGGAATGTGTCAAAAAAGCTTCTCGAACCTAAGGTTGCTGGACTTATCCAAAAAACAACCCAAGCTACAGGAAGAGTAAAAGAAGCCATTACTAAAGGACTCACAGAGGATGAGTGGGTGAAGGGGCAGGGGACGCCGCTTTATCACGGGACAAATGCTAATTTCGAAACTTTTGATTTAAAAAAAATAGGCAGTACAACCGATGAAGGTATGTGGGGACGGGGGATTTATTTATCGGACAAAGCTACCGCTAAAAATTATGGTAAAAACATAATGGAGGTAAGTGCCAATGTGAAGAATCCTCTAGTTATAAATCAGTTCAAAACGGTTAAAGAGGCTGCGGACTACCTCGGTATGTCCGAAGATGCGCTACAGACTACTAATGGAATCGTAAGACCAAAATTAGACCAAACAGGTCAATTTTCTGAGAAGGTTAAAGAGTTGGGATACGATGGGATAGTATTAAAGAGAAACGGATTAAGTGATGAAACAGTCGTATTTTCACCAGACCAAATCAAATCCACCTCCCAACTTCGTGCAGAGTATCAGGCAGCTACAGGAGGAGTACGAATTGATAGAACACAGCTGTCAGGTCTTCAATTATCTAAGTCTAATGAGGAAATTGCAGCATATCAGAATAAAGCAGCTAACTTTAATAATCAGCAAACAAATTCGGGTCAGCAAATCCAACTACAAAGAACAAAAACACCGAAACAAGAACAAAAAGAGCTACATAAAAGTCTTTCTTATCCGCCTTATTCCAAAGCTCAAGAGGAACTTGCAGGCACAAACCAAGGAACAAACATATTAAACCAAACACCAAAGAACGGAAGTATTCATACAGATCCATTAGTAAATTCTATCACAGACAAACCAGGTTTAAATTTAGAAGACAAAAATGCTTTTGCTGATTGGACTAATTATAGAAGAGCAGTTGATACAGAAAAAAAGATTGCAGCTGATAAGTTTAGAGACTTAGATGAAGGTGGTCTGAATACATTCTTTGATATCCAAGCAGGAAAGGTATCTAAGCGATTCAATGAGGTAAGAACGTTCCTTGATGATAAATTCAAGATGGCAAAGAAGACAGGAATGGACTTTAACTATCAAAAGGATTATCTACCACAGTTGTGGGATAACTCACCTGAAGAGATCTCACAGGTACTAGGCAAAAGATTAAGTACTAATGCAGGGTTCACAATAGAAAAAATCATTGATGACTATAAAACAGGTATTAAGGCAGGTCTTACTCCTAAGTTTCAAAAGACATCTGACCTATTGGCATGGTACGAAGGAGCGGTTAATAAAGTTGTAGCAGATAGGACTTTCTTAAATCATTTAAAGAAGAATAATCTTATCCTTCCTCTTAATGAAGCTCCAAATGATTGGATCACTATTAATCCAGATAGATTCCCCAAATCTAAACAGACATTTAATCAAGACGCTGGGGCATCTTTCGGTGCGGTTGATGGAATGGATACATTTAATGCTCCGAAGCAATTTGAAATCAATGAGTCATATAAAGCACCAAAAGAACTAGCGGAAATGATAAATAATTATCTGTATAAACCAGGCGTAGACGGGAATCAGGCGTTTAGAGGTTTGAATTCTATTGCTAACTATGTTTCAAGAGTTAAAAATATCACTCTTTCATTTGGTATTCCAGGAACTGCTATTAATTCACATGGTGTAAACATTTTAGCTAGGCATACGATGTTTGGTCAGGGTGGCAATATGATAACCCGCTTCTTAAAGGGTGCAAACTACATGGTTAATCAATACTCCTCAGGGAAGAATATAAATAGGATTATTCCTGAGCTACCAGCAGCTATCAAAAAAGGATTAACAGTAAGTGTTGAAGATCGAAAGAGCATTTTAGAAGGTTCTGGAATTCGAGGGAAGTTCGGGGAAGCATGGAGTCGAGTATTTGAGGTTGCATTATTTGACAAGATGATCCCCTCTCTTAAGTATGATTCATATCAGGCATTAGTAAAAGACTTCTCAAAAAAGATGTCTCCAGACCAGGCTGGCAGAGAAGCAGCAAAGATGGTTAACAATATTTATGGTGGCATCAATATAGATCAAGTAGGACGTTCACGGGATATGCAAAATGTTCTACGAATTATGATATTAGCTCCTGATTGGGCAGAAACCACTCTCAAGTTAGGTGGTAATTTTGCTAAGTCTCTTAAATCTAACTCTCCTGTAGCACGTAAATATCAGAATATGATGGCTGGGTTTATCACTGCTTATATTGGTGCTAATATTGCTAATAAACTTTCCTCAGGTAAATGGATGTATGAGAATGATTCTGGTCATACTTTTGAAATTGAATCAGGATACACAAGTGATGGTCAAAAACGCTACCTGCGTCCATTCGGTACTGGGGCTGATATGTTTAGACTTCCTCTAGATACTGTCATGAGTTTAGCTAAAGGTGACTTAAGTTCTCCAGGAAGAATTGTTAGAAATAGATTATCTATACCAGCAGGGGTTGGATTTGGTTATTTTACTGATACTGACTATAGGAACCAAGCAATAGGATGGAGAAGTAAAGATAAGTATGGGAATGAAATACCAACCTCAACTCGAGCCGTTAATATAGCTGGAGAAGTAGCATCCTTAGTCGGTGTTCCTAGTTTCATTAGAGAGGGAATTAAAACAGCATCAGGACAACAGGGTTTAGAGCAAGGTATAGTACAAGGCTCAGAATTACCATTTAGATATTCTGGAGGTGCACGTTCTAAGTCGCAAAAGACAGTTGAGGGAGTGGCTCAAGCAGAAGGTAAAAAAGGTAAAGATTTATATGAGCTAAATAAAAAGACAAATGGAGTAACACTAAGTAAAAATCAATCAGAACTTATTAGGCAAGGTGGGACATCTATGCTTGATCCAATACTAGAAGTAAAGAGAATTCGAAGTCAAAAGACTAATATAAATAATATCATCACCCAAATGGGAGAAGGTACGCTTTCTCCAGAAGAAGGACAAATACAGATCGAAAAGGTATTGCAAGAATCTCCATCATCTTCCACAACTGAGAGCAAAAGCGGTATCAAAGAAGCAGGTGCAAGTAATTATCCCCCAGAATCAATTGTGGGTACTCCCGAAAATCTGAAAGCTTACGCTAAGACTGGGATGAGTGCACAGGATAAGATGCTTGAAGATTCCAAAATCTCAATGGTAAAATATAAATTAGAGTTTGGACAATCATTGACCAGAGATGAAGCAATGCTTTACACCAAACCACCTAAACTACCAAAGTTATCTGGTGCTGATGAAATAGATGCTGTATTACTTTCTAAGTATGAGGGATCACTCACTTCAAATGTAAATAATATTGTTGAACTTACTCAAAAGGGACAGCTTGATGAACAAACAGCCGTTACAATGATTCAAAGGCTAGGTGAAGAGAAAGTTAAAGTAAATGCAGTACAGAAAGCTATGAAGGCAAGAGGCAAAGGTAGAGGTGTCGGTAGAGCGAGAAAAGGACGTAATCCCACTCTTATTACGAGAAAAATGCCTAATCTTAGGTACACTCCAAAAATAAAGGCCGCCAAAAGAGTAACTGATTATGGAAGAATTACACCACGAAAGATAACTACTCGAAGATTAACAGCAGTTAAACCAATCAAGCGAACTTGACCCAACATTAGGGTCGTGATAGTAAGTAGAGAATAAACCCATTCGTGAAAGACACACGCAAGGTACTCAAGTCAATGAGTGCCTTTTTTAATGGAGTAAAACAGAAATATGAGCAGTCCCAAATTAAAATATGGAATAGGTAACTCAGCAAGTACAACTCTTGCAGCACAAGTAACAGCTTTAGATACTACAGCAACAATAACCGCCACAACTAATTTTGATGATGCACCTGTTCCAGGAGAAGGCATGGTTCTTTTTGATGAAGGACTTGCAACCGAAGAACTAGCATACTCAACAGGTTTAACAGGATCTAACCTTGCTATTCCAATTGCAAACAGAGGACTTGAAGGAGGCTCTGCTCAAACTCATATATCCACATCTTCAGTACGTGGTCCTATTACCGCAGGAATGTGGAATGATCTAATCTTTGCTGTCAAGAATGTATTAGTTCAATCCACAGGTGTATTAGATACGACAAAAGTTATAGATTTAACAACCGCTCAAGTATTAACAAATAAAGATTTAAGTTCAGCAACTAATACCCTTCCTGCAATTGATGGTTGGAATGCAGTAGCAGACACATGGGTATATGCTTCTGCTTCTACTTTTACAATCGCTGGTGTCGACAGAACAGCTATATATACAAAAGGAACAAGGCTTAAGTTTACTAATCCAGCTGTAAAATATGCAGTTGTCGTAAATTCCTCATTTTCAACTAATACTACCGTTACCATATTAGTAAATACAGATCATACAATTGCAAACTCAACAATAAGTAGCCCCTATTATAGCTATGCAGCAAACCCCCCTGGTTATTTAACTTGGTTTACATATGCACCAACAATTACAGCTCAAGTAGCTTTTACTAACGCCCCAACCACAAATTACGCAAAAATAGCAATTATAGGAAAACAAGCAACTGTGAACGTAAAATATACTTATAATGCTACTTCAGGTGGGTCAGGATCTACAAGAATCACACTACCCCTGACACCTTTAGCTGATGGTGCGGGATTCGGAGCTGATGCAACTAATGCAATTACAGTTGCTAACTTTGTGGATAGTGCTAATACTCGCTTACTCGTTCAGAGATATGACGGTGCAACCATAATTTCAAATAGTCTTCCGGTTATTGTAGGTGGGATTTTTGAGTATTAAAGAAAGGATATAGTTTTAGATAGGAATAGGTTATGGAATACGTCGGACAACTTGCAACACAGGGAGTACTGGGAATTGTTGTAGTTGTCGAGGCGTTGGTTATTAAGTTTTTATACGACAAGAAAGAAGAAAAGGAACGGATTATCAGTGAGTTACAGGATCGAAGAGTCAGTGATGCACAGTCAACAATTAAGGGGATCATTGACCCTCTTAAAGGACTCACAGAAGCTATGGATGAACAAAAAACCATGTTCACTACAGCATTTTCAATGTTCGGGAGAAGAAAATGATACAGATGATTATGAATATATTACATGGCAGATTTTTTATAAGGCGTGAACTTGAAACAAGTCAAGAAATACATGATTTAAAAAATGAACTAGCAAGGGTGTCGGCAAAAACTACCACCTCAGCAAAGGAATATAAAGAAGTTATGAAAAAGATAAAACGGGAGGATATTACCTTCAGAATAGGAGTAGTTACAGGAAATGTCAGACGTTAGTAAAATAATATTTGAGGTGTTACCCATTGAGCTATATTTTGTAGCTTCTCTTTTAATGGCAATTGGAGTTTTGCCAAAAGTATTTCATTTGATGAACACTGAAAAAGAATATAAGGTCGTTGCAATCATTATGGCAATTCTATCCTTTACACAGTTTATTACATCAATAGCAGCATTATTATTTCTTTATTGCTTCATTTATGGGTGTTACCTTGACGAAGAACCGTTTCGTGGAACAGTTCGGTTAATGTTGGCTATTAATATTTTCTGTTCGTCAGCAAGTTTCTTCATGCTCTATAACATGGATAGTGTTAAAGGTTGGTTCAATAGGAGACATAAAAAATGAGACTTCCAGTGGATAGATTCAAGGAAGATTGGAACACTACCGCAGGTTTAGGATTTGGCGTAAGCACAACGTATGGAAGACATGAGGGCGTAGATTTGAATTTTAGGGGTGGTGGTAATTCAGATTTAGGCAAACCACTTTATGCAATTGATGGTGGGCAAATTATGTCTGTACATATTCACAACACCAAGCCCACGTTTGGTAAACACATACACTATATGGTTCAAGGTTTTTGGGGTACAGTTTGGGTGCATTATGCACATATGAATGAAATATATGTAAAAGTTGGTGACTATGTCAAAGAAGGTCAATTGTTGGGAACTGTGGGAAATTCGGGCACAAATTGGGCACATTTGCACTGGGCAATTAAAAGTAAAAATGTTGGGATTGATGCTATTGCTCATAATTTTGAAGAATTAAAATCATGGATTGATCCTGTTGCATTTGTGGTAAAGTATATGAACCAACAAACACCATCACTACCTATGCCAGATCCAACCGCACAACCTATGAAAACCGTATACACAGATATCTTTAAGGCGTTAACAAGTAGGGATATGCCGAATGACACCCTTGAATTTCGCCTAAAACAAGGTTTAAATACGATGGAATACACAAAAGACATGATTACTAATGATGGCGAGGTAAGAACGTATTTAAGGAGTTTATGGGGAACACCACCACCGCCGCCACCACCGCCACCACCGCCGCCACCACCAAATTTGACCCTCATTCCTAACCCTGCATTTGCTGAAGAGGCAAAACGCAGACTTTTGATGTAGGGTCTTATGAGAAAAGTACTGCGCTATGCATTTTTTCAATATGCACTTGTTGCATATTCAAGAGCAAAAAAACGTAATCGGATCTTAGAGGATCTTACATTTTTTGGATGCTCAATATTTATTTTCATTGATATACTCCTTGTTACATTTATTACTGCTTTTTATTTTTAAAGGCGGTGATATAATTAATTTATGAAACTACGCCTTGATCGTAAACAGAAAAATAAATTTATACATAATATTCTAAAATTTTCTATCCCGCCACTACTTATTTATTTAGGATCTATGGCGCTTGTTTTAGGTCAAGAAAATCATTTAATTTCTCTTAAAGATATAATACCAAATAACTTCACTTTAGGATCATTTCTAACTTATATTATTTCCATACTAACTGACTTACAAAGAAAGTTAAAAGAAAGCGAATAAATGTCAAAAGAGTTGAGGAGAACCGGCTGCGAAGCACCTCAACACACTGAAAATTGTTCCTGTCTTACCTGCACAAACAGGGAATGCTGGAAGTGTCCACTTTTAACAAAGGATCATTTTACACCTAAGTGTATTGCCTTCAAAGTACTTGGATGGACATACAAACAAGTGAATCAACCATTGAATATTCAACTTTTGTCTGATTCCTGTCACATAGCAAAAGATAAAAGCACTCAAGATAAACTAATACAGTTGCAACATCAAGTTTCTGGTAATACAATTAAACTAGGAGAACATGCTTAGGTGGTGATGTCAAATGAGAGAAAAAGAAATTGGAAGATACAATGTAGAATTAAAATTATTTCAGGAGGTGCTACCACCTGTTAAACTTCACGTCTTAAAATTTCGTAGATGGTTAAAAGATACAGGAAGGGATGGAGCCCTACCTATGTCTGCGCCTAGAGGTGAATTTTTGTTTAAATTAACAGACGCAGAAATAGCAGACCATGTAGCCCGTGAGTGGAGACTTAATAAGGATCTAGGCAACAACAAACCATCAAGGCTTGAGCACATGGCAGAATTTGGCCAAGATTAAATATGGAACGTCGAAATATACTTAAAGGACTTGCTGCTTTAACAATCTCTGCTGGTGTTGGGTATGGTGCAAAACAACTAGTAGACGCCATAGACTCAGCGTTTAAACCTATGTATGTGATTAATGGCAATTCTGAACCTATTCCCGAACCTGCTCCGGTCTGGACTCCTAGAACAAATTGGGACAGAAAAGTAAAAGACGGTACTATTAAAATCCATATTTTTAAAAACTGATGTTGTATTGCGTTGCAAGCCCACTGGCTTTAGCCGTGGGAGTGTCACAACAAGATTTAGTTATTGCAAAACTATATCAAACATGTGATAATGTGGGTATATGATCTTATATACTCTATTAGAAGCAGCAAATATTCTTAGAATTAAAGTACCCACACTCAGAGTGTATATCAAGCGTCGCTATATTGAATCACACAAAATAAGCTACAAAGTAACACGCATATCTTCAATACAGATTGAGGATTTTTTAAACCGCAATCAAACAGGTACGACTGTTAATAAAGATTGAGAAGGGTGCGTGTTTACAATAGCAACAATACCAGATGACGCACAAATTAATGGTGGAAACACCAACTACTTAAAACTTTCCACGGGCACGCATAAAATACGTATTCTTGCACCAGCTATAATTGGTGTGGAATGGTGGGAAAACGCAACAGGCGAGGTTCAATATAGTGGTGGTAAAAAACTTGAGGGTGCAAAACCCAAAAGAACTAGAAAGGGTGAAGCAGTACCCGCAAAAGCACAGGGTGGTACAAAAAACTTTTGGGCTTTTCCTGTATGGAATCATAATACAGGTACGTTACAAATTCTTTCAATCACTCAAGGAAGTATTCAAGAACAGTTTAAAAAACTTGAAAAAAACGAAGGTTGGGGTGATTTAACAGGGTATGACATTCAAATTCAACGTGAGGGCACGGGACAATTTGACACAAGTTATACAGTTACTCCCTTAAAACCTACACCTTTAAATGATGATATAAAGGAACAATTATCAATAGGAGGACTTCCAAACATGGAGGCACTTTTTGACGGCTTAGATCCGTTTCAAGAGACGGTAGAAATAAACGATTTACCTTTTTAGGTTAGTACAATATATGGTGTAGAAGAGGGTTCTTTTGCACCATATAACCCCCATTTACACCATATATTGTAGAGGTATACAGTAAATATATGATTGACACAAAACAAAATTTCCCAACCAACTTTGCCCCTAGCGTGTATCCTCAAAAAGGTGTCAATCAGCGCGCTAGGGGTTTTTTATGGACTATATAATAAAAGGAAAATCATTGACTTATTTTAAAAGTCCCCCCTCAACAAGTAACTCAGAATTAATAGATACTTTTCAGGATGGCTTAGGTGATATATGTAGGCAAAAAATCCTAGAATTAAAAACAAGATATGACACTCTAAATAAACTTTCAAACTTTCATCAAGAATTTATTGACCTTCAAGATGATGAGCAAGATAAATATTATTTAGAGGTTAGAAAAGCCACAATGGTTGATGCTGAAAAAAGTGTTGTCATTTTTTGGATTCGTTACTGGACAACATTATTGCGTAAGGCTGAAAAGACCTATGAAATCTCTTCAAACTCAATTACTGATAGAGATATAGAAGAAGCATCACAAAAACCTTTTTTAGATGTATTTGATGGCGAATTAATACCACGAGGAAATAGAATGGTTGGCCTTTGTTCGTTTCATGAAGAACGTACACCCTCGTTTACAGTATTTGTGGATAATAACCATGCAAAATGCTTTGGCTGTGACTGGACAGGCGACCCAATAGACTACATACAGAAACACTATGATCTTTCGTTTGTGGATGCAGTGAGGCAGTTATTATGAGTCAATTTGAAGAAAAAATAATGAACGATGCAATAGATGCAGTAGAAAAGAAGGATAAAAAAGTTGAATTTCTTATTGGTGCTCCAAAATCTTGGGTTGATATTACTGAAGAAGAAAATAAACGTGAATGGATTTGGGAAAATTATATTGCTAAAGGACATATAACTTTATTATCGGCATTATGGAAAGCGGGTAAGTCTACACTTCTTAGACACCTATTTGTGGCGATAAGTAGAGAAGAGGAGTTTGGAGGACAGCCAACAACAAAATCACGGGTGTTAATTATTTCAGAAGAAAATGAAGGAGAATGGTTAAGTCAACGTGAAGAATTAGATGAGGATGAGGTTTCTCATATTTTTATTTGGTCAAGACCAATTAGAGTAAAACCGAATTTAAAACAATGGATTCAATTTGTTACACAGATTACAGATTATTCAATAGAAAATAATATAGATCTTATTGTTATTGATACGTTATCCACTTTTTGGCCGATTGATAACGAAAATGATTCTGCACAAGTATTAAAGGCTCTTGTACCACTTTATGCACTTACTGAGAAGAAACTAGGCGTTTTACTGGTTCATCATTTTAGGAAGGGTGGCGGAGATCAAGCACAGGCTTCACGAGGATCTGGGGCACTTCCAGGGTTTGTAGATAATATTATTGAATTTACTAGAAATGAAAATGGTATGCCGACACAACGGGTACTTAAAACATATGGTCGTTTTGACGCTGTAATACCAATAATTGTAATTGAGTTAAATTCACAAGGTAAGTATGAAACAAAAGGTGAACCGTGGCAGGTTTCAAAGTCTGCAAGACTTCAAAAAATTATGGATATATTTACTGACGAAAGAACTGACGAAAGAACTGACGAAAGAACTAGCGAAAGCCTTTCCTTATCAACAAAGCAGATATTTAACCGATGGACGGCTGATGGTCCAGATATAACACTTAGATCTATTCAAAATTATGTTAAAGAGTTGGTTTTTAAAAATTACCTTTCGTCAGTAGATTCACGCCTAGAGGGTAAAAGAAAAATTGAGATTTACGCACAAACAGGAAACTATGCGGAACTGACGAAAATCGACCTTTCCCTGCCAATGACCCCTTTCGTTACTTCACCAAATAAAACCCGAAGTACTGACGAAAATGGCTCAGAATCACTTTCGTCAGTAAACCCCCAAATCGTGCCCCCAGCTGACGAAACGAAAGGTACAAGTCCTATTGATTTTGATAAAGGATGGGATCCAAGAATTTAAAAAATTATGGATATATTTACTGACGAAAGAACTGGCGAAAGCCTTTCCTTATCAATTCCACCTGCGACAGTATTTCAATGTCGCACGTCAAAAATCAGTGGGATATCACTAGATTTGGAAATCCCCCGAGCCTACGGACAATTCAGCGATATATCAACGAACTGATAGATAGAGACATTTTACTTGTGACGTGCGACAAAATTATATCCGGTAAGAAAACACGGTTTTACGCACGAAAGGGGTACTATTCCGAGCAAAAAGAACTACCTGCGACAAAAGATAGTTCTCGGGTATCGCCACTGTCGCAGGTGAATACTGGGGACGTGCGACAAGACAGTGGCGATGGTTACAATGTAATTTTGTCGCATGTCGCAGGTGATTTTGATAAAGGATGGGATCCAAGAATTTAAAGAAAGGAGAAAAACAAACAAATGAACGAAAAAGAATTATTAAAACAAGGTATTGAATGGATTAATGAGAATATTAAGTTTCGTGATGAGCAGATGAATAAATCAGGTGGTTTTGCACAACAATATGCAATACGCTATTTACGGGTTGTTCGTCGTGTTTTGGAGTATATTTCGACCTCTAGGGATAATAACCAACAGTTCCATGATTTGCTTATGGATATGGTTGGAACACTTAATAAAGATCTCTTTCAGATCTTCTTTAAAATGTGGAGTCAACAAGAGCGCAAAAACAACCCAATTGCCATAATAGAAGAATATCAACAAAGTGGGGGTGTTTGGATCAAAAAAACCTAAAGGAAATACTACGCTTACGACAAAAAGCGGGAAAGCCCAGGGCTTTAGTCCTGGGATGAAAGCGTCTACTTCCCCTTTTGCTCTTCAATATACTTTCTAATTGTATATTCGTTGAGTTTTCCAACACTATCAACATAGTATGAGCGTGTCCAGAGGGTTGGCAGGCGTGAACGAAGCGTCTGAAACTCTTGTCGCAGTATTCTACTCGTGTATCCCTTAAACTGTCCAACAACAAATTGCGGGGGGTGGATTGGTTTTGTTCTCACAAACAAATGAACGTGGTCGGGCATAATGTTTGCTTCCACAATAGTTATTTCTAACTCCGTAGCTTTTTGATTGAGAAGTTCTAGTAATCGCTTCTCCACACCACCAATTAGAACAGGTCTACGATATTTAGGACACCAGATTAAATGATAGCTTAAATTAAAAACGGCTGTTGTTGACGTAGTCCATCTCTTCATATTGACAATATACCACTGGTTACTATATAATGCAAGTAATGATACTAACCTACAAAGTTAAACACAAACAAAACTTTGAAAAAGAACTAGGACTTGCCCGAAAAGTAGCGGACTTTGCTGTTCAGAACAAAGACAAATTATCTACAAAGTATGTAGCTCACCTTGGTCTAAAGTCTATTATTGCGAATCAAGTGTTGAGAAAATATGGCAAGAATTGGAAAGCAAAGCAGGTCAAATCTGTAATGTTGACGATTCCAAATCAGGGTATTAACTACGCTAATAGCGTGGTGAAAATCCCGTGTTTAAAGTTCGAAATGCCCTTCACAAAATTATTTGAAAAGATTAACCAGATAGAACTTGACAATACATACGCCTATATTTCTGTGACAGTTTTAGAGGAAACTCAGTACACTCCCGAAACTTCAATAGGTGTTGACTTGAATACTACGGGGCATTGTGCAGTCGTAGCGATTAAAGAGACAGGCAAGGTATATAAACTTGGCAAGAAAGCCGAATACATACACAAAAAATACAAACATATCCGCAAGTCCCTACAAAAAAAGGGATTATATAAAGTAGTGAAGAAAATCAAAAACAGAGAACAAAGAATAGTCAAAGACTTAAACCATAAAATATCACGACAGATTATAAACCTTGCGATTAAAGAGAAAGGAGGTATCAAATTAGAAGATTTGCAAGGAATACGAGATAACAAAAAACACAGAAAAAGTTTCAAATATGCCCTCAACTCTTGGAGCTTCTATCAACTATCAAAGTTCTTAGAATACAAAGCTCTTTTAGCGGGCGTCACAGTTTCTTATGTTGAACCAGCCTACACAAGTAAATGTTGTTCAAGGTGTGGTCAAATAGGAAATAGAAACGACAAATTATTCAAGTGTCCTTGTGGACACGTCGACAATGCTGATGTTAACGCTGCTTTTAATATAGCGTTTTTGTCGGATAGCATTAGTCAATTGCAAAGAGAAAAGAGTTCTTTGCAAGCGGAGTCTGATACCCGCCAAAAGGCAACGCAAAGAAGCTATGCGACCTTAGAACCCCACTGGCTTTAGCCGTGGGAGTATGTCAG